GAGTGTTGGGTAATTGATTCTTTAGTGAAAGGATATATTGATATAGATATTCCTTTAGAAGTTTTAAATCAATTACGGTCTTCTGTTACTTTAAGAGATAGTCTCACAATTTACGCAATTCTGATGTTGAGGCTATCAGTTTATGGTGCTAATAAACCGTGGGCAGAACCAATGGTTTTTCCCTACAACGAACCTACATCAGAAGTAAAACCCGGACCACGATATGGTCATCGGATTGAAGGTAAAACCATTGCTGAAACTTGGATAAAAATATTGCAAAGAATCAAAACTACCGGCACTATCAGGCCTACTGGCTATGACGGTAAATGGCAAGAATTAATCGATTTAATGGCGATAGTTACCGACGAACCAGAAGACTTTTATTTTCCAGAACCTAATTACTTGCCTTTAGATAGAGAATATCTAAAGAACTATATCCCACAAATACTTGATGATGCCAATTATCGGGAAGGAGTTAAATATACCTACGGTCAAAGATTGCGATCTTGGTTTGGTCAGGATCAGATTAAAGCAGTTATCACAAAATTAATCAAAGAAATCGACTCTGCCAGTGCAGTTATGTCTTTGTGGGATAGCGGAAGTGGCAACGCTCAAATACTTGCCGAACATGATAGTTGGCGTGGACACGATCATAATACAATCGCGCGAGGAGAAAGAAAAAGTGGAGATTCAGATCATAATCACGGCGGTTCACCTTGCCTTAATCACATTTGGGTAAGAGTAGTAGATAATGAACTATCCCTGACAGCTACCTTTAGAAGTAATGATATGTTTTCCGCTTGGCCGGCTAATGCAATGGGATTACGGGCTTTACAGCGTCATATCAGAGATGAAATTGCTAGTCAATCTGAGTACGATTTAACAATAGGTCCACTGATTACTATTAGTCAATCAGCCCATATTTACGATGACTGTTGGGAGAATGTCGAACAGTTAATTAACAATCAATACCAATCAATTATTAGTCAAGAGTTTCGAGGCTACAGTGACCCTGCCGGTAACTTCTTAGTAGAAACAGATGGTAACAATATCACAGTCAGCCAGCTAACCCCTAACGGTGAATTTGTAGGGAAATGGGAAGGTAAGAATCCTTTGAAGCTAATCCGTCAAATAATTGCTGATTGTCCCAGTATTCAACCTTTTCATATCGGCTACCTAGCTAGAGAAATTGAACGGGCATCTCAACTAAAAACAAATTACACTCAGGATAAATAAATGTCAACACAAATCATCCCAAAAGGACAATCCTTTCCCGACGGCACTTATCTGTATAAATGCCCTTGCTATGTTAATCCTTGCAACCTGTGTTTTAACGGCAATGAGACTGCTATAATTAACTCTTTAAAGACAGCAAAAGGACAACAATATTATGGCAACTTAAAAGCTTATTTGGCTATAAAAGGACAGATCATTATATCTACTGCAAAGTCAATAAAAGAAAAAAATAACGGCAAATTTACAATGATTAATATTACAAAATTAGCTGATACTCTAGGGTTTCCTAGAACACGAATTAAACCTTTAATAGAATATTTAGAAGAGTGTGGCTTTATAAAAGCTGGAACTTATGATAGACTGAGAATATCAATCAATTGGCAACCGACAAAGATGTAATTACTTCAAATTAAATTACACGGTAAACGGGAAAGAACCAAATGGAAAGGAGTGTTTAATTAAAATAGAATGGAAATAAAGGAATTAAAGCAATTTTGCTGTGATAGAATTGCTAACGGACATAAAACTATCGCTCTAGAAACAGAATCAACTCGATTGCTAGTAAGTCACGGTCCTATCGGAGAACTACTGTGTATTAATAAACGAGGCAAGCACGTTGTTTTGTATGATGTTTTAAAAGTTTTACAGTTTCTAGATAAGCTTGAAAATCAAGAAATAAAATCAAAAATCAGGAGTAAATAAATGACTAAAGAAGATTTCCCAACACTAGCAGTTCTAAGTATTACTAGCGGGCGATTACTGACACAACCAAAAGACGCAAGCGAAGGTAACGGCATCGATCAGATATACGAAGTATTAGAATGGATGACTGACGATTTGCCGCTTTTGCACCAATTAGTGCGATTTATAGAAGAGTGTAAGCAGTGGATTCATCGATGGCATCCTGAGATTATCAAGGCAGACAAATGGATAGAAAACAAATTGATAGAAAAATGCGAAGTTGAGGACGTGAAAGATTGCCAAGCCGCAATGCTTGCAAAGTTTGGTGAGACGATCACGTTACAGAAAATTCCACAAGGCTATCACGAGATTAAAGCTCCGATTGGTGAACTGTTTGAGGTGGGCGAAAAAAATGGTATTAAAATTGTTAAAGTATAGGAGCAAATAAATGACTAACGTAATTCAAAGAAGTGGAGAAACTCGTCCCTTAGACATAACCAAAATTCGACGAGTAGTTGAATGGGCGTGTGAAGGGTTAGAAGTAAATCCCCTCGCTTTAGAATCAGGATTAACTTCTCGATTACGAGATGGCATTACTACGCAAGAAATTCAAGAAAATTTAATCAATGTTGCAACACAATTGTTTTGTGTGGAAGAAACCGATTGGAAGTATGTAGCCGGAAGACTTCACATCTGGGGATTATGGAAAGATACAAGGATTAAAAGAGAATTTGGCGGCTATTTATCCCGCACGGTTTTTAGAAGATTGGAAGGAACCGACTACGCTAAATATGTTCAGTGGCAAGTGGATAGGGGTGTTTATGATTCAAAAATTACTGAAATCTATGACGAAAACGATTTAAAGATTGCGGGGGATTGGATATACCCAGAATACGATAAAGATTTTGACTACGCTGGTGCAATCATGCTGTCAGAAAGGTATTTGCTTGATTGTGAATTACCTCAAGAGGCTTTCCTGACTTGCGCTTTATTGCTTGCGAGTGTAGAGAAAAACCCAGAGAATAGATTAAGAATTGCGTTTCAAATTTACTTAGCTATAGCTCAAAGAAAAATCTCTTTAGCTACTCCAATTTTAGGCAATCTAAGAACCCCTAATGGTTCTTTAAGTAGTTGCTTCATCGTAGCAATGGAAGACAATCTAGAAAGTATTTTTAGCGAGATTACTAATACTGCTCGCATCTCTAAGAATGGTGGCGGTGCTGGGGTAAATGTAAGTAGAATCCGTGCCACTGGTAGCTCGGTTATGGGGAAAGCTAATGCTTCTGGTGGGATTATACCCTGGATTAAATTACTCAACGATACAGCTATTGCAGTAAATCAAGGGGGGAGACGCGCCGGGGCTGTCACTGTTGGGGTTGATATTTGGCATCTAGACGTGCCAGAATTTTTAGAAATGCAGACAGAAAACGGTGATCAAAGACGTAAGGCTTATGATGTTTTCCCCCAATTAGTTATCCCCGATGAGTTTATGCGTCGGGTAGTAGATAAATCTGAGTGGACATTAGTTGATCCTTATGAGGTTCGGGCAAAACTAGGGATAGAATTAGCAGAATTATGGGGCGAAAAATTTGAAGATGCTTACAAATTAATTGAAGATAATCTAGGGACAGAAATTACTCTCTACAGAAAAGTTAACGCTAGGGAGTTATTTAAAGATGTTATGCGCTCTCAAGTCGAGACAGGTATGCCCTATCTTGCCTTTAAAGATACCATTAATCGGGCTAATCCTAATAAACACGACGGGTACATCCCTCAAGTTAATTTGTGCTGTGAAAGCTTTTCTAATGTCACACCGGGTAAAACAGCCCATTGCTGTAATTTAGTTAGTCTTAATCTTGCTAACATTGACACTCCTGATGATTTATCAGAAATGTGTCATCTTGCTGTCAGGATGCTTGACAATACCATCGACCTCACTTGTCCCCCAATTGGCGAGGCTAAAGAACATAATGATAAATATCGAACGATTGGAGTTGGGGTTATGGGATTAGCTGATTGGTTAGCTAAACGTAAATTATCGTATAAATCTTTTGGATTTATCAACATTTTGTTTGAAAATATTAGCTATTTTTGTACTCGCGCTTCAATAGAATTAGCTAAAGAACGCGGACATTATCAAGCCTTTTCTAGCAGTGAATGGGATCAAGGTAAATTATTAGGGGCTAAACCATTAGATTGGTTTAAGTCAAATTCTTACCATAAATCTCACCATTTTTATAGATGGCAACGACTAGCTTCCGATGTACAACGCTACGGGATTAGAAACTCCCATATTACCGCTATAGCCCCCAATACCACATCATCTTTAATTCAGGGTTGTACTGCCAGTGTTTTACCTGTCTTTAAGCGGGTATTTACAGAAAAAAACTCAAAGGGTGCTATCCCTAATTGCCCTCCTTTTATTAAAGCTTTTTTTTGGTATTATCAAGAGAATCAAAATCTTGATCAAAAGATTGTCGTTCAAGCAATTGCTGAAATGCAAAAATGGATTGATACAGGGATTTCTATGGAATTACTATTCAATCTTAATCAGGGAGTTTATTTTCCCGACGAACCTAACCGCGTATTAACAGTTAAAGAAATTTACGAAACTCTAGTTTTAGCGTGGGAATCAGAATGTAAAGCAGTCTATTATGTACGGACTGTTCAAAAGGATAACTTTAAAGATAGCTGTTCTAGTTGTGCTAATTAACTATGAATATTACTTCTAATGTCATTAATGTCATTTTATGTATTGTGCTAATTGTTTTTTTGATCGTGTTTTATACAATTGGTTTTTTGTTGGATTTACCGAAACTCTCAAAGATTTTATCAATACTCGAAAAAATAAATAATCATTATGGCAATAATAATTATTAACTTTCTAGCAACTATTGTATTAAGTATATTTTTACTTTATACTGCTTTAATTTTTGCTGTTGTCTTGTGTAGAGTGTTTTTTAGATTTAAGACTAATTTAATCTACACAGTTAAACAATTCAAATACTATTTAACAGATGAATATAATCGGATTAGTTCTTGTAAATATTATAATCCTGAAACCCATAAAGATTTTAATTTGAAATGTAGTGTAAATCCCTCTATTTCTTGTGTACAATGTAAAAACTGGGAGCTAAAGTAAAGTAAAACTATGTCATTGATCAGTCTTAATAATAAAATGCCCATTTCCCCGATCTTCAATCTGTCGGGAGATGATGCAATCGAAAGCCGTTCGATCTGGTTTGGTAACACCACCAACTTGATGCAATTAAATGATGTTCGCTATACTTGGGCTGTAAGTTTGTATCAACAGATGCGTGAGAATTTTTGGATCCCGCAAAAAATAGATATTACTCAAGATATAACTGACTATAATAATTTAACCCTTGACGAAAGACGTGCCTATGATGGTATTTTGTCTTATCTAACTTTTCTTGATTCTGTACAAACCTGTAATATTCCTCACTTAAAATCTTGCGTCACAGCCCCAGAGATCAGCCTTTGTATGGCAGAACAAATTTCTCAAGAGGCTATGCACAACCAAAGTTATCAATACTTGATTGAGACTATTATTCCCTCAAACAAAAGGGCTGAAATTTATGATTTATGGCGCACCGATAAAGTTCTTAAGGATCGCTGTGAATTTATTGCTAGTTCTTATCAAAAATATATTGACAGCCCAACACAGAGTAATTATTTTGGTTCTCTTGTCGCTAATTATATTCTAGAAGGACTGTATTTCTATAATGGGTTCCAGTATTTTTATAATTTAGCTTCTAGACATCTAATGGCCGGTAGTGCTGACGTTTTCAAAATGATCAACCGGGACGAATTAAGTCACGTCCGTTTGTATCAAAAATTAATTATAGAAGCATTGCATCTATTTCCAAAAGAGTCAATTAAAAAAGGTATAGCAAGTTCTTTCTTGGAGGCTGTTAATCAAGAAATTAATTGGTCCAACCATATTATTGGTAATCGAATACTGGGCATTACTGAAGAAAGTATAGATCACTATACTAAATACCTTGCCAATATTCGACTAAAAGCCATCGGCTTAAATCCAATTTTTACCGAGGACAAATACAAAAAATCTCCCTATTCCCATTTAGAGAAATTCTCTGATACTCAAGGGGAAGGTCACACTAAGTCAAACTTTTTTGAAGCAACTGTTACCAGTTATGTTATGTCTTCTGGCTTAACGGGATGGGATGATATTTAACAGCATCGCTCGATAAGACAGAAAGCCGTTGATGCCACCATTTTTTCGGTTGTGCTAAAAGGTGGTTATTATTGCCACTCTTATCTTGCCATGTGATCAATTCTGCTGGTGGAATACTAATTCCAGCTAAGTATTTTCTGTAATTCAATTTAAATTCTCCAAATATTTTCTGATTTTATTTTACCTTAAATATCAGAAACAAGAGGTGCGCGATCTTTAAAAGGATGATTTGTGATCAATCTTGAAAGTAAAAGCCCCTGCCATCGATGTGCGAAATAACCTTCTATCTTCTGAATATCTGGTATTGTCCAATTCGTAAAAATTGCTATTTCAGTAAAGCGAGAAGTGGATGCAAAAAGATTATTATCGCGCTGACCCAAGCATAGCACAGACGTAATATTGTCTTGGCGAAAGGGCGTAGCTTGTACGGCTCTCCCGTTTAAGTGCGCTCGCGTCACGTTGTTGCCGCTCTCCCCGTAAGCTCCGCCGATAATGCAATCATCGTAAAAAGATTGGGGTGTACCAATCGGCGTATCGGCATACGGACCCGTGTCGTTGTTGATGGCTCTTATTGACCCATTAAAAGACAAATGAAGCTCTTGGCAGTTAGAATTAGTTCCATCATTTCTCGACCAAGCAAATGGAGGCTGAGAATTATTATTTGGATATCCAAAAACGGCAAAAATCGCTATATTTTGTGGTAAGACATTAGTTGTTAATAAAGAGTCATTTCCTCCATCAAGAGCAACACAAGGTCGTCCTGCAAAAGTGTCATTAATAGGTCGTTTTCCTGCTGTTGTTTGAATCAAATGATTGTTTTGTCCGCTCAAATCATTCCATCGTGATACAGCACCAGCTACTGAGGTAATAGTTTCACTAAGAGAAGCATCCCACCAACCTAATAGTTTAATACCAAGATCAGTGGGTTTCCATAATCGGGGACTAGCATCAATTATTAGCATTAATTAAAATTACAAACCTTTAAAAATCGCTATCAAATTAATTACTGCTTTTCTAAAGAAAGCAAATACTTTTTGTAGAAAATGCTGATTACTTCCACCCTTTAAGATAAAAATACTATTATTTTTATCGCAACCAAAAGTAGTATTATCAGTAGCGTCAAACCAGAGATAAAGTCTTTTAGATTTTAGTTCTACTGGTGTCCACAATTGCGATTCTTGTGATTTTTTAGATTCAAACATAACAAAACTCCTACAAGAACTAATTATTAAAAACCGCAGACACTTGGAGAATATTTTGATTCAGCAATTGAGCCAACAGATTCTCGTCATTGAATTGTTCTGTCACTGCCTGCAAAATATCCGATTCAGAAATCGGATTTAATTTATCTTCATTATTAATAGAAATTGCAAGTCTTGGAGTTTCTCCAAAGACTGCTGCCGCCATGCCCAATTTAGCTACGTTTAACTTCACATAAGGATTAAAGACGATCATTTCTGATAAAATCCTTTTGTAAGCATAAAATCGGACAGATTTATCATCAATTAAATTAGGCTTAACTTGATTATCAAAAAAAGCCAAATTAGTTGACGTTTCATTAAAAGACCCAGAAACATTTGTTAATGCAATTTGGTATTTTTCAATATATTCGGGACTATTTAAAAATAAGCTTTGAGCAGTTAAACTATTAGGCATTTAAGTTAGCGATGCTGTTTCGCGGAAAATTAATAAAAAAGGGATACTCAATGGTCCACCAGTAACGCTGGTAATATCGAATCGAATTTCTTGAGCAGTAGTAATAATTTGTCCTTGTCCAGATACTGTAAAATTAGCCCGGGCGGTAGTAAGAGATAGATTAGATAGTCCTGGTATTGCCCCAAAAGAAACACCACTACCAAAGCTAAAAGTTATTGTAGCACTTCCAGCAGAAGTGCGTAAGTTTCGCACTTCTAAAAGAGTAATTTCTCTCAAGAAAGAGGTAACGGGAATCTGCTCTGTAGCAGAAATGTTCCTAATAGTTACTTTTTCATCTTGCAACCGACTAGCAACCCATCGGGCTGTAGTAATCGAATCTAAAGTGTCAGTAGGCCCAAGAAATTCTTTCACAATACTAAGCTAGTAATTTGGCTACAAATCCATTCACAGGAGGTACTGCTGTAGAGGCAAAAGTTAGACGGATTGAAGTATTACTCAATCGTTCCGTAAAAACTCCTACAGTATCTCTATTACCACTATTGCGAATTACTTCTACGCTGGGATTAGTATCAGTCAGGGTATGTGTGATCACAAACACCGTATTAGTGCCATCTCCAAAAGGATTAGTAGTTACTGATCGCCGTTTTCCGGACCAACTGGCAAGCAAGGAAGGGGTGACATATTTGGCTGTGTCTGTTCCCGCTTCTAGTTCGGCTAAAGTAGCACGCTGTACTTTACCCGACGTGGTTTCACTTGCGTCGGGGATTCCGGCCCCATGAACTTGCCAGATTACGGGGGAAGTTCCCAATGTCACAGATTGAGTAATCTGCCTGTAAGTCACGCCCTCATCGTTATTCCCACTACCAGAGGCAACAGTTACAATCGCGTTTCTGAGTTCGGCCCCTGTACTAGCGTCAGCAGTGCGGGTAGCTAGAACAGAAGCTCCGTTCCAATTATAAAGTCCGTTCTCTGTGTTATTAGTTTGATTTGCGGCAATAAAGCGAGAATTGGCTAAACTCATAGTTACCCCACCAATTGTCGAGCCAGGAGCATTTAAATTGATATTTGATGGGGCAGAAGCAAATACTGCGTCTTTGTAATCAAACCCTTCCAGAAGAGCATTTAAAGTGCCAAAATTAACTAAATCGTTAGGATTTTCTGGGGCAACAGAAGCCCGAATTTTTCCTTTAAATTCAGTGTCAGACCAAAATTCGATGAATGTCATGATTTTTACCTCGATAAAATTGCATAACCACTAAAGGGACTACTAAAAATAATTTGAGTAGTATTTAAAGAAAGGTTTTGTACAAAAGCTTCTATTTTTACTCCTCCTGAACTAAAAACTTGAGTTTGTGGCTCAAAGCCTAAATTATGAATAATTGTCCAGGTTGCAGCCGCAGGCGATTGAGTATGCTTGTAAAAAGCACTTCCCTCTCCTGGTAGTCCAGGAGAACCCCGAACATCAACAGCAGAGCTAATTGAAGAAACTGGTCCAGACGGTCCAATATAACCACCCGCTGCTGGAGGAGTACCTGAACCTCCTACCCAATTAACTATTTGAAAAACCCGTCGATTACCATCAGCAACTAAGGATAAAACAGGCGACCATCCAGCACCTCCAAGAGTAGCTGAAACAATTACTTGCCTAGAACTTCCAGTTATTTCAATTGGCATCAAACTTCCCCCCTAACGACTACGGGAATTAAATCTAGTCCTAAAGGTTCAACAACGAGCCGATTAGCAATAGTTTTAGATGCCTCTAGGTCAGCTTGCCAGTAATCTTTTCCCACTTTTGGCTGTCCGATTTCCTTAAAAGAGACAGGAGTAACGGCCATCTCAGCAGTGATATTGCTATCGATAATTAAATGAAAATAAGTATAATTTTGATATTCAATTGGGTCTTCTCCCTCTTCATTAGCAGGTAAAATAAAATTGCCAAATTGCAACCCATCGATCCGACCGACTGCCATGCGATCTTCTCCAAATTGCTTTGCTACATAAAAATTAATGTTCCATGTAGTAAAATCTCCCTGAATAAAAAACTCTTCATCCCAAGTCGATCCCTTTTTAATCTCAATAACAATTTCACTGGCAATCGTAGGATACGATTGCCCTTTAAGAAAATAGTTACCAGTAAGGACTTTTTGAGCCATCGATGAGGTGCGTACTGTTTCTTGTATTATATCTTGAATTTTCTTTTTTGAGATATAATAAAAAGTAATCATATTTATACCGCCGCGCTCTTTTATACCACCCGGGAGTGCGGTTATTTTTTTGTCTTGACAATTTTGCTAAGACTGTGAGAGAATTTTTTTAGAAGATTGATATGGGTAGCCGCTCTCTCGTAGGGCGGTATTTTTTTTATTTATCTGTAGTATATATAGTACAGATACTACGGGGCGATTGTTCTTTTGTAATTTGATTGTAGATAAGGTTATTAACAATCAAAACCTATACCCTGTAAAGGTTCTAGGCTTTGTTGATAATGTTGATGCCTTATAAAGAAAAAAGAAAAGAAGATGTATAGCAAAGTCAGCAATAAAAGTGATTAAACGCAAAACTGGCTCCATTGACAAAAAGCTGTATTTTGGGCTAATTAGAGGATTTTAGAGGCGCGAAGTGCTTTATCGCTAATTTGTTCTTTTTGTGATTGATTGTTAATAAAGTTATTAACAATCAAAATCCTTGCCCCGACTAGGTTTTAGGCTTTGTAGATATTGTTGATGCTCTATAGAGAGAAAAAAGATAAAGAAACCAAACAAGGTCAGCAATAAAAAGAAACAGGCTCAACAGTAAAACAAAAAAAATACACACGGGGTAATTATTAACAATATCTACAAAGAAGTAAAAAAGGATGAAAGCTATATATATCAATACTTTTATCTTTTCTATCTTTGTAAATACCCTTATTTACAATCTATTTACAAACTAACAATCTAATTAATCGAGGTCAGCAATAAAAACATAAAAAATCCTGACACAGGAATAAGGCTAACAACGTCAACAAAGTCTAGAGCCTATATATATCAAGACTTCCATTGTTAATATCCTTATCTACAATCTAATTACAATCTAACAACTAGCCAAGCTCCGAACATTAGATAATAAAAAACCTCTGTAGTCCCTACAGAGGTTAGCTTTATCAGTTATGTACCAGTTATGGTGTCAATTTCTATTTTTTATTTTAGCAGTAAACAAAGTTGTTTACTGATTTTCACCTAATATCCCCCCATTAACTCGATTTGTTCCTCTAGAGTAGAGTTCTCGCTCTCAAGCTTTTTAATTCGGTCTTTTAAGCCGAGGATTTCATCGATATAGTCAACTTCTCAATAATCCAATTTGTCGATTTTGGCAGTCAATTCAGCGATTTGGTTCTCAATCTGTTTGTTAGTCTCAATTGCCTCACTTTTGACCTGAAAACCGGCTAAGGTGTGAAGGAATAAGCGAACGCCCAACTGCATTACTTTTAGGGCTAGTTCGTGATTGTCTTTAATTAGCCACTGGCAGATTAAATTTTCTGGGATTAATGCAACACCTTGCAACCCGCCTGCTGTCTCGATTTGAGCCTGTTCAAGACCCTTTTCACGCAAACCACTCATAGTCAAACGGCGAGAAATAGTCGAAGGTATTTTCCCCGACATCCGGGCATATCCACTAATTGAGGCAAAGCTCTCACCAGTCTCGGTATTAATAATTAATTCAATACCATCGTGATCAAAACGCTGTAAACTAGAATTAGTCATGATTTACTCTGTAGTAGTAATTGTGATGAGTCCCCCGTTAACGCGGGGGCATACCAATATTATACCGTATTTAAAATATGTCTGACAAATTTGACGGGTGTGGTGGGTATTCAGCAAAAATTGACCGATTACCGGGGATTCCTCCTGATTTCAAGTCGAATGTCGTCAAACCACCACAATCTAGGGTTATTGTTTTACTGAAAACCAGAGAGATCAGAGAAATCCCCGATGATCAGCCAGAGTCTTTCCTTGAGGAAAACCAAGATTTAATTCAAGATCGACAATCACCCAGAAAAAGACCGATTAGAAAACTTTAAAACGATGACACCTAAAGAAATTCTTGTCTTGCAGACTCTTTACAATAAAGAATTGTCGGGATTACAGATAATTGAATCTATAGCCAATACTAAAGGTCAAAGCCTTGATATTGGCTCGTTTTACCCTGTATTTCAGAAATTAGAGGAAAAAGGACTCATTAAATCTCGATGGGGAACCGAGCGATCTAACGATAGAGCCGGTGCTAGAAAAAGATACTATCGACTTACCCAATCAGGAGAAAAATCCCTTGCTGATATTCAAGGATTTGATAATTCTCTTAATTGGAATTTTACTTGAAATGTCGGTTTTCATCTTATCGGTAAAACTGAGAGCCTTCAAACCGAATTTTAGATAGTTTAGTTTAAAGGATTGCACCCGACCGTCGCGATCGGTCGGGGTGATTATCGCTTTAACTTGCCACTAGATCGGCTTCTGAGATGCCAGACTCGATTAATCGGTGAATCAGGATGAATTTCGCACCCTTACTATCTAATCGGTGTTTTTTGGCTAGTTTTCGCAGTTCATTGATTCCTAACTTGTTTAGGAAAGCTGTGAGGTCACTGACCCCTATCTCTAACGCTTCTATGTCAATGGTTTCGTGATGGTTCCCATTGCCATTGTGACCATTGTGACCGTTCTCATTGGGGGAAGTCTCGATCGCATCCTCAATCGCATCATCCGACGGTTCGGGATCGGGATCGGGATCGGCGCTTGCCAGTAAGGGAATATCAGCGTCATCAAAAAGACTAATTAGGGCATCCTTGAAGGTAGCTTTTTCATCCGGGCTAATGGCTTTAATCATTGCCAGTGCAGTCTTGACCTGCTCGATCGCACTCTCGGAAGCATTCTCAGCCGATCCGAGTTGCTGTTGATACTGTTCTAACTCAAGCTTTTCGATCCGTAAGGCTTCAATCCGTGCCTGTAAATCTTCGATTTCTTGAGAAATGCCAGCAATAGACGCATTAACTTCATTGATCTTAGAAGCGAACAACATATCTTTAATCCTCTTTAGTTTTCTAGGTGCAATACTTGGGTTGGTTCTTTTGTAGTGTTTCTCAACCCTTATGATACCATCATAACACAATGCTAGGTATCTGTCAAGGGGTTTGGGAAAATATTTTTGATATTTTTTCCGACCCCTGAAAGTCAGGTGTATCAAGGCTTTTGGGTTAAAAATCTAATTCGATCAACTCGCCAAGACTTTTGCATCCAAAATATTCGCACAGCACAAGCAAAGTTCTTTGATCAAATCGATCAATGTGATTCCTGTAAAGCTTGCTGATCGTCGTCGGACTTAAGCCCGTTTCCTCAGCCAATCGTTTTTGGCTGATTCCTTTTTTTGCCGTTAATTCCGGAAGCTTGCAGATTAACTTCATAATACTATCCTATTATCCTACTATTTACAGGATAACAGGTAACTGTCAGGTTATATTAGTTCACCAAAAATAGTAAAATCTTCCTACCCCTCATTCCCAAAACCTATGATTCCCACAATCGGCTTAATGCTCGGAACCTAAAAAAGCTAACGAAAGAATTAGGGACAGGAGCAAGCTTACTAGGAATTATTATTATTAATAAGCGAGAGATGGTGCGGCGAACTTTTTAGAGCCAAAACCATGAAAAGCTTATGATATATAGATTCAGCCTTCTTGTCCCCCTGTCAGTTAAAAACCCCTTGCTGATATTCAAGGATTTGATAATTCTCCTAACTGGAATTTTACTTGATTAATGTGGGGTCTAGGAGTCGAACCTAGTTTTTTAGGCTTATGAGGCCTATGTGGAAACCATTTCACTCACCCCGCTTTTATAAGCTAACATATCAAAAAACAGAATGTCAAGTGTATTGTACTAATAAGTTCACTGTTTTTTGTTCCCGACTTAAACCAGTCAAATAGTTAACTATTTGGTTATTAAAGATTTGACTATTTCTAACTACAATACAGCCCGCGCTTCCAGGCACATTAGCGTCTCGATGTAATCCAAGTTCTGATCGAGAGAACCCCGATCCTTTGTAAGGATCGGGCGTAATATGAAAAAACATCCCTTCAACACCTTTTGTATCTAACCAATACCCCTTAGTATTGATTTGCCAATGATTTCCTTCTGGTATTTGTCCCTTGCCTACAATTTTTTCGGCACCTCGGTATTGATACCCAATTGAGCCACTGGTAGCCACTACTTCAATTGCTTTATCATTTCCTCGACAAAATTGCAGAATTCCTTCAATCAACTTAAGAGATCGACTTACAGGAAACTTAAAAACGGCTGTCACGGGTAAGGTATTAGGTAAATCAGATAAATCCCAATGTGGCTTAAATACCCACCAATCACCTGCGCCGTAGCTAAGTTTTACTTGAATGTGTAATCCATATTCAGATAAAACTTTATCTACAGGATAATTTCGATTTTTTTCTACAAAAATTAACTGATCTTCTTTCAAATCAGACGCTGAGTCTGGAGTTTTTTTCAGATAAGTGTTAAATATTGCTGTAATTTGCTTCATTTGTCCTAGCCTACATTTTCCTTAATTCTAGCTTTTCAATCAATCCAATAGACAATTTCGTTAGGCTGTATCTCGTACCTATCACAGATTGCCTGCAAAACTGTGATAGACGGCAAGTGATTAGGATTTTGGGATAGCTTGTATCCCGTGGACATCGCAATCCCTGTTTGCTGAACGAATTTATAGATTGTGATGCCTCTAGATTCTGTAAATTCCTTGACTCTGTTTTTTAGTACCATTGTATTAGTTTTGTGTCTCTATAATTTATTATAACTTTTTTGGAATAATGCTTGACAATATTACTGACTTTACGGTAATATACAGATATAGAGAAAGACGACCACTCCCAACTCCAAATTAGTGTGATCGCCTTTCCGTCAACCCTTATCAGGTCAAAAGCCATGTTAGCATCCAATTCTCTTTCTGTCAAATCTAATTGCGTCCCCGTTATGTCTGGCAATTTCACTATGATTGCCAGAGGTCAAAAGCACCATGTCTCTTTAAAAGTGTGGGGAGAAGGACAGATTACCACTCTCCGAGTTATTTGTCAGCAAACTGGTAAAGAATGGTTTTTCGATACCTTTAATGGCAAGTTAAGCCGTGGTTTCAGTCCTGATGGAAAACTCCCCAACTG